TGCGGACGTTGTACGTCAGCCCGATCTTAACGTCGCTTGAGATGTAATCCGTCGTTTGGTAGCCGGGGACCGTGTTCCACGTGAGGTAGGTCGTCGACGTGCCCTCCTTGTATTCGATGCCGACGTTGCCGCCGGCCTGGATGAACTCGTTTGCGGGCGCGGACCACGAGACAAGGATGCGCGGGAGCGCCGTGCCGTCGGCCTGGATCTGCTGCGTCGTGCCGTCCGCGGTCAGCGTGAGGTTCGTCGGCGCGGAGAGCGTGAAGGGATTTGGCAGCGTGGTGTTCGGCGCGTCGTCGACGTAGATCTCGTCGTTGACCGTCCAGTCGTAAACGGTCGACGCGGTCTCGCGCAGCGTCATCTCGATAGCCAGCTGCGGCGGACTGCCATCGCTCGCGAAGTTCCACTCCATCACCTCGAAGACCTTCTGGGTCCAGCCCATCTTCGAGTTGGTAATCATCACCGTATCGCCAGCCCGCACTTGCATCGCCTCGAGGCGGAAGCGCGCGGTCATCGTGATCTCCTCGCGAGCGCGGCGCAGTTCGATCACGGCCAGCCGCTGGGCGCAGGCGGGCGAGGTCGTGAACGGCAGCGCCACGTCGCGCCAGTAACGGATGCCGGCGTCCTTGGTCACGTAGGTCGTCGACGTGATCTGCGGGAAGTCGGACGGTTGCCAGTCGTTCTCGGGCGAGACGTAGACGCCTTTGACTCCGTTCACGCGGTCGCGCGCCGAGGTCTTCGTCTGCACAGTCATCTGACCGGCAAAGTGCTTCTCGGTCAGCGTGACGGTCGGGATCCGGTAGCCGGCCGCATAGACCACGACCTTGCCTCCCGAGTAGGCGATGAGCCCGCCCATCGCGGTAATAAGCTTGCCGATGTTCTCGTCGGGCGAGGCGCTCGTGTAGAGCACGCCGTTCGCCTCGTATCGGTTCTCGTAGGTGGCCGGCGAGGTGACCGGCTTGATCTCGACTTGCTCGTCGCAGATGTTCGCCGCGGCGCTCACGGCCGTGTCGTCGACCTCGGCCGAATCCATCGCCATCCCGAGCGAACTGGTCAGGTAGTCGCGCAGGCAGAGCGCAGGGTTGGCCGAGTAAGCGATGGTCGTCGTCCGCGGATCGTAGACCTGCTTGCCCTTGACGATTGCCGAGATGTTCGGGATGCCGCCGGTCCACACCTCCTGGTTCCAGACGAGCCGCACGTAAATGTACGCGATGCCGCGGAGCCGATGATTGCTCGTCCACTTGCCGTCGGTAAGGCCGGATGTCGCCGTCTGGAGGTTCGTCTCGACCGTCTGCGTATCGCTGCCAAGCTTCTTGTAAATCTCGGCGTAGCCCGTGAAGCGGCCCTGGGCGGCGCTGCCCGCGCCCGTCAGCGCGAGCTCGTCGTTAAAGTAGACGTCACCGATCTCCTCGACCTCGTGGCCGGCCATCGCGACGACGAGGTGCAGATACTCGTTCTTTGTTCCCGTCGTTGAGATGTAGACGATGACGCCGGAGGTCTTGGTCTGGCCGTAGACGATCTGCCGCGCCGCAATCGGCGAGCGGATCATCTGCGAGCGGTCGGTGAGCGACGGGTCGGAGTAGCTCGGAGCCTTCGGCGCCAGCAGCTTTGAAGCCGCCATCGAGGCAGCGGTCGTCGCGATGAACTTTAGCACGAACATCACCGCGTTTGCCGCGGCGACGCTCAGCCCGATATCCATCAAAGCGATCCAGACGACGACGGCTACTTGCGGCATAGTTAGAGGCGCCAGCAGGCGGCGCCGTTCAGGTCGAGGAACTCCAGCCCATCGCGGCCCACGAAGGCGGCGGCGCTACCCACGCAGACGCCCAGCCCGATGCCGTTGCCCACGTCGCGGGCGATCACATCACCGCGGCGAGCAAGCCCGATCTGCGTCGGCTCGAGCCCAAGCTCGCGCGCCAACTCCAGAATCCCGCCGGCCTTGTCAATGATGCGCTGGGCGCCGATGCCGCTTGAGTAGGTGCCGCGGTAGTTCGCCGCGGGATCTCGCCCAGTTGCCCGCGCGACCCAATCGGCCGCGAAGAGGCAGCAGTCATTCGCGCCCCACGCGAACGGCTGGCTGCGCCGCTCCTCGATGAAGCGCACAAGCTCCGCGGGAATGTCGGCGGCTTTCATTCGTATTCCGTCGGCCCGGTCTTGTCGCCTCCGTTCCAGTTCGTTTGCTGCGTCTGGTTCGGGTTGCCCCAGTAAATGGCCTTCTCCTGTATCGCGGTCACGAACTCCAGCCCGAGGTCGCCGGGGAAAAGCGCCGTCTGTTCTTCGTGCGTGTAGCGCACCTCCCGTGGGCGCTTGAAATCAACGAGCCGGTTCTCGGCCGTCATCGTGATGTCCGCGGACTGGCCGTCGTCCGAGATCTGCATCACGTCCATCCGCCCCTGGAAGACGGTCACCGGCGACGAGATCAGCGTGCCGGCGGTCGGCGAGAGCGCGCCGAAGAGCACCGTGCAATCGCGGCCTTGGTAATCCTCGGTCAGCGCAAGCGCGATGTTCGCGGTGGGCACGCCCGAGAGCCGCATCGAGATGCCGCGGGCCGCGAGGTCGGTCGTCTCCTCAATTGGAGAGATGCTGCCGAAGGTGCCGATGCCGAGGTAAGGAACGCCGGCGTAAGTAAGCGTCCCGTAGCCGGTCCAGAGGCGCGTGTAAGCGGAAGGGAAACTAAGCGAGACGAGGATGACCGGCGCCAGCTGCACCGTCGTCACCTCCGTCACCATATCGGCCGAGAGCGTGCGGCCTGCGGTTGTGATGCTCATTGCGCGACGTCCTCCGCGATGGAGAAGGTGATGCCGTAGATGCTCGCGAGCTCGATCGACCACTCGGTGCGCGACTCGGCCAGCCGGAAAACGCCCTTTGCGTTGGAGTAGGTGATCGAGGTGCCGCCCGTGTAGCTGGAGCGCAGAACCGGGAAGAGGTCGACGCTGCTGGAGGAGTTGACCTGGACGACCTTGTAAAGCGAGGTCGAGATCTGGAGCCAGTCGCCCACGGCGAAGGTTCCGGTCGCGCCCGAGATGCCGAGCGTCGAGGTGTTAGCGGTCGCGCTGCTGACGGTCAGCGTGCCGGTTACGTTGCCCCGCGCTGAGGTGTTGGCGTAGTCCTGGAAGTAGAATGTGCCGCGCTGCGCTGCCAGCAGGAAGCCGATCACCTCCTCGGCCGCGGCGCGCGTCATAGGCGGGCACTCCACCGAGCCCATCCACGCCTGTCCCGGCCAGTTGTATTGCTGCGTCTGGAACGTGAACGGCGAGACGTTGCGCGAGGTCGCGCTCATTCCCGAGAGCGTCAGCTTCGAGATGCGGAACGGCGACGGCGGCGTGAGTGGGTAGGAAATTGCCATAGCTTACGCGAACGCTGCGCGGTAGGCGCCACCGCGGCGCACCATATCAGGAATCTCGGCCTTGAGGCGTTTGCGCTCCGTCTCAAGGATCGGCACGAGCTCGGAGCGGGTGACGCCGGCGGCGATGTGGTAATTCACGGTGACGCCCGCGGCCACCGGCGTGCCCCCGTTGGACTTCATCGCGGAGTTCGAGATGATGCGGCCCGAGGCGCCAGGGACAAAGAGCTCTGGCCCGCGCTCGCCGACGATTGCCGGCTGGCCTCCGGTGATCGGTCCGCCGTTCGCGAAGAAGGGAAGCGTTTTGAAGAAGGAGCCGATGCCCTTCGCGAGCGGCTCGGTGATCTGCTGCCGGAAGAGCAGCGTGAGAAGATCGCGAGCGAGCGCCTTGATCGTGTCACGCAGCTTCTCTCCGGATAGGATCGCGTTTTCGAAGGCGCCTGCCGTGATCTGGCCGGCCTCAAGCGCAACCTTGCTCTGCTCCTCAAGCAGCTTGTTCAGCTGGGCGGAAACCGTCGCCTGCTCCTTGAGCTTTACGAGAAGCTTTTCCTGAGTTTCGCCTATTGGCCTTCCAACTTCTCTAAAAGCAGCAAGCTGGACATTTAGATCGGTGGTCTCAATTACGAGCCGCCTGTACCGCTCACTTAGTCCGTCGATCAATTGCTGTTGAGAAAGACCAACAACATTTGCTGCGGGAAGTACCTTTGCGAGTTCACGCTGGGCATCAGCGATTTCCTTATCTAGCGCAAGCGATCCACGCTTCGATTCATTGAGCAGAGTGATGGCCTCGGCCTGCTTTTGCAGCGCCTCGACCGGCTTTGCGCTCATCATCTGCGCGGCCTCATCCATCAACGAAAGCGCCTGCTGCCGGCGAAGATCAAGCGCCTGCCCTTCGGTCAACGATAGCTGCTCAAATTGCAGCTGAAGCTTGCCGATAGATTGAATCGTGGCGTCGATGTCCTTCTTCGACTTCTCGAGCTTGAAGTCGCGAATCGTGTCCTCAACTGACTTCAGATTCTGCGGCCCGAAGGCGTTTGCAATGTTAATGCCAACCTGACCAAGAGCGATAGGGATCTGCGTCAGGAAGTTCAGCGTGCCCTCAACCGCCCGCTCCATCCTGATAGCGCTCGCGATCTGCTCATCGCTGAAGCCCATCTCATCGCCCGCCATAGCGACTTTATCAAGTCGCTGCTTCATCATATTGAGCGTGCCGAGGACAGCCTCGCCGCCAAACGCGAGCTTCGTGATCTTCGCGATGCCCTTCGTCTGGTTCTCCAGTCGAGTCAGCGAATTTTGCACCGAGGCGAACGCAGCCCGCGTCGCGTCGACGGCCCGTAGGGTAAAGGTTGCGCTAGCCATTGCGGTGTTGGGTTCGCTGCTGGTGGTTTAGGTAGGCGATCCAGCCGTTCATCTCGTGAGCTGGCATCTGGAGGACTTCGTGAGCGAACTTGCCGAGACGATCCGCGAGCGCGTAGACGGCGAGGAGGTCGGCACCAGCCTCGCCGCCGGCTAGTTTTTTAGCTCTTCAGCCTTCGGCGCATCGTCGGCCAGGATGGCGTTTGCCACTCGCGCGAGGACGTTGGAGTCCGCGCGGTTGAGCAGCACCGCCTTGTCTTCGATGGTGAAGAGCTTCTTCCCGTCCTCGCTCGTCGCCTTCATCAGAAGGATGTCGACGAGAAGCTCCATATCACTTTCGCGGCTCTTCTTGTAGAGGCGCGCCTTCTCGGCGAGCGTGACGGGAGTGGCGTGGATCGTCAGCTTCCACTCGGGCACCTCAATCTTCTTGGTGCCGAGGGAGGCGAAGTGTTCGCGAACTAGGTCAATTGCGTCCATCCTTCACCTCAGACCGTCAAAGTGGACAGCGCGCCGTTGCCCTCGATGCTGATCGAGCCCTCGACCATTCCGTCGAACGCGGCGCTGATGTCGAACTTGGTCACGATGCCGCTGCCGGAGTAGTAGGTCGACGTCGACGCGATGCCCTCGGGATAGAGGTTCACGGTCACGGTGGATCCGATGGTCAGCGCGATCTGGCCGGCATCGACCTCGTCCCAGTAGAGGTCGCCGTTTACACTCCAGGTCTTCAGAGTGGCCTTGCGCGTGCGGTAGGTGTCGCCGATGACCGAATCCTCGACGACGTCGGAGGAGTGAGCCAAGGAGTAGTTGCGGAGCTCGCCGATGGTGGTCGACGAGATTTTGACGGTGCCTTCGCGGCCTAAGTGGTTCGCCATTTTAGTCGGTGGTTAAATAGATGCAGGAGAAGGTGTGACGAGCGACGCCCCAACGACGCTCCTCGTCAGGCTCGATCACATAATCGACAGACGTCAGAAGTAGGTCATCACAGACGCCGCCCAGGGTCACGTCAGCGAGCACGGCGGCCTCGACCGCAGCCGAGCCCGTGTCGAAGAGGTCGTCGATGATCGTCGTCGAGCCGGCGGCCTCGGCGGTGAAATACTCGACCATCACTTGCAAGGTCCGATACTGCGTCCGATTTGACGGCGCCAGCGTGCGAACCTCGACCTGCTCATTGACGGCGTAAACAGCCGCCGACGGGAAGCTCGTCGAGGCAAGCGTGTTGTTCCGGCCCTTGAGGAGATTCGCCGTGGGCACGACGCCAGCCTGCGTCAGCTTGAGCCCGATGGCGTTGCGGATGTTGGTTCGGGTGCTCATCGTGGCATATTCTCCTGCACGACGCCGGCCCCGCTGATGCGCGCGAATCCAAGGTTGACGGCGCGATTGGCGAGGATGGCGTCGACTTTTTTTAAGGTGATCTTCGCGCGAAACTGCAATGCCGCGTCGATGTAGCGCTCAGGGTTGGGCACCTTGATGTTGGTCGCGGTGCCAGTCAGGAACGGCTTATCTCCGGTGAAGTTGTGCGACTCGACGCCGGCCCGCGCCGCGTGACGACGCACCCAGGCTGGCACGCGCTGGCCGGTGGCGAGGGTCGCTGCTGCAAATCCAGCCTTGGCCCAGCCTACCTTCTCCTGCACCGACTTTAGATAGGAATCGGCCGACGAATTGCTGATCCACATCTGATCCTGCACCTTCCAACGGCCAATCGTGCTTTGCGATACGAAAGGCACGCGCCCGTATTTGTTGCGGTAGCGCAGATGGAACTTCCGCATCTCGTCGTTGGATGCGTTTTCGCGCCAGAACTTAAAGTAAATGCGAATCTTCTTTGATCGTTCCCATCCTAGGTTGACGCTTGCCGTTTCGCTGCGTGCTCGCTTTGGCGGCGTGATCGTTGAATTGCCGATGCGCTGGAAAAGACCGATCGACGCATAGCGCGCCTTGCTCTTACGGCGACCTCCGAACAAGTCGGATTTGATAGAGTTCTCGCCTTGTTCCTTCGCTGCTTTGCTTAGTCCTGCGAACTTAGGTTTAGCGCTGTCTCTACCTTCGGTGGTCGTAGGCGGAATGATCATCATTATCGAACGTGCCACGTTTCCGCCCTCCTGTTTAATCACCTTGCCGAGATCAACACGCGCGGCCTGAGCGAGCCGCTCAAGCGCCAGGTCGAGCTTCCCAGAGTTGAGCGTGACGTCGATCATATCACCTTCACGATATCGATCTCGCAGCCCGCGCCCTCCGCGTCGAACCGCACCTGCTCCACGAAGTAGGTTGTGCCCGCCCGCACCAGCGTCTGACTCTGCGCCGGCGTGCCAGTCACCGAGGAGGTCGTGAAGAAGACCGTGAACTTCACGTCGTCCCGGCGTTGGTCCTCGAACTCGTCAAAAAGGTTCCGGCTGGAAGACCAGACGCCGGTGATCGTGCTGCCGAGATAGGAGAACGTAATGCCGGCTTGCTCCAGAATGGCGCCCTGGTCGAGCGCCAGCTGCACGGGATCGAAGTCGCGGACTGCGGCCATACTTAATCGCCAACTGTCACAACTCGCGAGGCCGGCGAGAAGGCGTCGTCCTGCGCCACGCCAGAGCTTACGTGCCAGAACTCCTTCCGCACCGCGCCGGCGATGATGCACGGGGATGAGTTGATGGTGAACATCTCCTCGGCGTCGCGGATGATTCGCGGCAAGTGCGCCGGCGACTTAGCTCGTAAGATCATCGTCTGCGGAACGCGCCAAGTCAGGAGCTTCGCCTCCTGCGCCTCGTCCGCGAGGAACACAATCGGCCGCTTGGCGACCCGCCGGCAGGCTTCCATCAGCTTGCCCGCGTGGTACTGCTTGCCTTGGCTGTAGCCGAACGGCGCAAGAAGGCAGATCTCGCGAGTGAAGCCGTAGTCCTCCAGCGGCGGCTGCTCGTCGATCAAATCGAACTCGGGCCGCTGGTTAAGCTGCGCGAACTCGGGGAACAGGCCAAAGACGAAGTCGCCCCACGGTTTCCCGCTGGCGCGGTACTCGTCGTAGCGGTGCGGCCAGATCTCGAGCTCGAGCACGCGGCCGAAGCGCATCTTGTCGCGCTGCTTCGGATCCGAGGGCCGCACGTAGCTCACGCAGGAGAAGAGCCCCCAGTAATGATCGAAGCACTCGACGTACACCGAATGACCTTGGCCGGCCATATGCCGCGCAATCGGCAGGATGCGGATGATGTCGCCGAGGCGCTGATGGTAGACGATGCAGATTCTCACGCCTTAAAGACCATCGTAAGAATGTTCGGCCAGTCACCATCATTCTTGCGGACGACGTCCTCTGGCGAGCCGATGAAGACCGGCCGAAGCCCGTTGATCGCCATTACGTTCGCCAGCGTTTCCGGCGTGAAGTGCCAGAGATGCTCACCTGGGCGGCGATGCTTCCAGCCGTAGAACCACTTCGCGCCTAGCGCTGGGTGATACCACGGCACCGAGACGATCACGCCTTCCGCCTTGAACTTCGGCAGTTGCTCGAAGTGCTCGAGCGAGTCAAAGAACGTCAGCACCGGCCAGCGCTTCTTCTGCCAGTTCGGCTCCACGCGCACGAATGACGGCGCAGGATACGGGGAAACGTCGTAGCCAAAGCAGTCCACCCACGGACTCCGATCCTTGACCGCTCGCAGGAAGGCGCCGGTCCCATAGCCGATGTCGCAGACGGCCTCCGCTTCGGGAAAGAATCGCCGGAACAGCGCCGCGCGGATCTCCGAGAGCTCGCGCTCGGGGTACTTCTCGTAGCGCGCGACATAGGCGTGATCGTATTGCGCGTGGATCGTGCGGTCGCGCGACATCAGCGCGTCCGTCTGGTTGTGGATCCGGTACTCGTAGAAGAACTGGTTGCTCACGGCGTGGTCCATTTCGGATCGGCGTCAGGGTTCCGCTGCTTGAAGAGCTCTAGGCCGGCGTCGTAACGCTCCTTCGTATTGTTGTGCTGGTAGGTCGCGTCCCAGTTGCCCTTTTTGAAGGCTGGGTGCTGATGCTCGAAGCGGTAGCGGTCGCGCGCATCGATCACGACGCCGTCGCGCCAGGCTCGGTGGCTGAACTCATTATCGCTGAAGACCGACTCGTAGCCCTCGTAGAAGAGCTCGCCGCCCTGCTGCTCGAAGCGCGCGCGCGAAAGGATCGCCATACAAAGGAGCGGGCCGGTGCGGTGGCCGTCGTGGACCGCGATGACGAGCGGCTCCTTTTGCAAGTCGCGCCCCTCGACAAGCGACAGAAGCTTCGTGTCCCAGCCGATAGGCGGAACCCAGTCGTCGGACAGCTGCACGATCAGATCGCCGCGCGCCTTCTTGGCTGCGAGGTTCCAGGCTGCGACGCAGGAGCGCTTCTCCGAGACGACGCTGAGGAACTGCTTGCTCATCGTCACCGACTCCTTGTCGTCGGCGTCCACGGCGAAGACGTGCTCGATGCGGGTCGGATCCTGCGCCAGCCCGAGCCAAGCCTCTCGGCAGGCGACGGCCTTCGACGTGCGGCCGCGGGTCGCGTGAACAAGCGATATCCGCGGATGCTTGCCGAGATGGAACTGCTGCTGAAGCACGTCCGCTCGAGCATCCAGCCCAGCCAGACGGAAGGCGCGGGCGGCCAGATCGTAGCCGGCCCAGCCGTAATACTTGGCCTCCGATGTCCACGGCTTGTCGGCTCCGATTGGCTCGCGGTGGCGCAGCATCTCCTCGGCCCACCAGCGCGCACGCGCTCCGTCGTTCTTCTCGAAGAGCAGGAGGATGATCGCGGCGTAAGCCTCGCGGCACCACGGGAAGACGGCGTGCGCTTGCAGCGCGTAGCTCATCGCCTCGCGTGAATCGCCGCAGAGCTTGGCAAGGTTTAGCAGCGCCTCGTAGCGGAAGGACTGCTCGAGGTTCGGGAAGCTTAGAGCGATCTTCCCGAACTGCTCCGCGGCCTGCCGATTGCCGGCGCAGAGGTGCTCCTGGTGGATGTAGAAATACTGGGTCGGCGTCTCCTTAACCGACTGCCCGAGGATGCGGAGATTGCGCCTGCGGTTCTCTTTCTTGACCGACTTGGGCGCGTGAACCCAGACCGGCCGCGGCCAGTCCTCGTGCTTGTCGCCGGGAAGCAGTAGGAGGTTCTCGTGGACGTCGTGATGCCAGACGCGCCCAGCCTCGAAGGCGGAACGGCGGATCGCGCGCTCGCGGTGCAGCTTCTTGTTCGTCCCGCGGACGTCGTAAGGACAGCGCACCATCAGCACCTCGGGCGCGACCGTGCGGAGGAGATCGCGGAAGTCGTGCGCCTCGTCGAGCAGATCATCGCAGTCGGACCAGACGATCCAGTCGCCGGTTGCCTTGGCAAAAGCAGCGTTGCGGGCGCGAGCGAAAGAGTCGACGTGGTCCCACTTCTCGGCGCCGTAGCCATTCCGGTACTCAGCCCCGCGGAAGTCCTTGCCGTTCTCGCGGCACCAGGCGGCCGCCATCTCAAGGGTCGCGTCGGCCTCCTTCGCTCCGATAGCCCGCACGATGCAAAGCTCGTCGAACACAGGCGCGAAGCTCGAGAGCATCGCGATAATGTGCTCGGCCTCGTTCCCGCAGATGACGCAAAGTGAGACGCGCATTGCGCTGTCGGTCGCGTCAAAAAGAAACCCGCGCCCCAGTTAAGGAGCGCGGGTCGAGCTTAGGATGCTCTCCTAAGCGGTGCCAGGTCAGGCGTACTGCGTGGCGATCAGCTGGCCGCCGTTGGTGTTGACCACCTTCTCGGCAACGTAGTGCGAGGCGCGCACGATGTTGGACTTGATCGACTCGTCGCGGTAGGTGAACACGCCGACCGCCGGACCGTACTGGCTCCAGTTGAGGGTGAAACCCGCGCCGCCGCCGAAGTAGCCGGCGCCGGACTCGGTCACGTTGCCGACCCACACGTAGGTGTTGGCCCAGACGTTGGCGCTCGAGAACGCCACGCCCTCAGCCGCGGAGTCATAAGCCGCGCGACCGATCAGCACCTCGCTCACGCCGAAGACCTCGGCCGCCGCCTGAGTGGAGGCGTTGAGGATCGTGTCGCTCGAGATGCCAGCGCCGCGGAGGCGGTTCTGGAACTTCGTCGAGGCGCGGATGCGGGTCCACACCGGATACGGGATGACCACGCGCAGGTTGCTCGTGGACTCGCCGTTGGCGAGCAGGCGGTCGATGGCCTCCTGCACGTCCTGGCCGGCGTCGAACGTCGCCAGATTGGCGGTCGTGTAGGCGGTGCCAGAGTTGGTGCTGCTGAAGTTGCCCGTGTTGAAGATCTGGCCGGCCACGCGGATTTCGTGAGCGAGCAGGAGCTTGCGGCGGGACAGCTTGGCGGCGACAACCTCGGCGTCAAAGAAGCGCGAGATGTCGGCGGCGATCACGTCGTCGACGGCCTCTTCGTAACCGTACTCGAGCGCGGTGTACGTCTCCTGGGTGAAGGAGCGCGTGCCACGCGGGAAGGTGGAGTAGGGGTCACGCACCTTCACGTCCGACTTGAGCAGCTGGCCTTCCTTCAGCTTGAAGGAGGGATACTGCCCAGCGAGGACGGGGACGTTGAGAATCGGCATCACGCGCGTGCCGATCAAACCAGTCTCCCAGTCTTTGGCTTGCTCGAGGACGCCGGCGATGTCGCCACGGAAAACGGCGGCAGAATTGGTGTACATTGTAGGAAGATCCTTTCTTTAGAGGTTACAGGTTCTTCGGGATGAACTCGATCACCGCGGAGCCGTTGCCGCTGGCCTGAGTCGAGAGACTCTTGCCCACGGTCACGGTGCCGGTGGTGGAGACGAGGCCCGAAGCGGCGAGGTAGAGGTTGTCGCCAACGGTGACGGGAGTCCCGGTGACGGTCGCCTTCAGCGTGCCGGTCGAGTGGAGGAAGCGGACGGTGACGTAATCACCGGAAGCCGCATCGATCTGCGCGAAGCCGTCGCACGCGGTGGACGTCGAGAGACCGACGCCGCGGTTGTTGGAAATCACGACGCCCTGGAAGGCGGTGATGGTGGTGTTGGCAAGGAACGTGCCGTTGCCCAGATATTGAGTAGCCATTGTGGTACGTTACGGGTTAGAGTTTGACGACCTCGCCAGCAGCGACGCGGGAGCGGTACTGCTGGTATTCGGCCGCGTGATTCTTGATTGCGAACGCGATGGCGTCGCCCTTGTTGCCCTTGAGCTCGGAGGTCTTCGCGGCCACGATGGCCTCGAAGCTCTTCGCCTCGCTCTTGGCAGCGGGAGCCGCAACCTCAGCGGAGGCCGCGGGAGCCGCGGGCGCGCCGATGGTCTTGGCGAACTCCTTGAGCGCAGCCTCAGCGGCCTGCTTGGCAGCCAGCTGCACCTCGTCGTGCTTGGCCGACATCGCGGCCGGCTTGTCTTCGGGCTTAGGCATACCGGCCTCCAGCTTGGAGAGCCGCTCGCCCATCGCCATCATCGCGGACTCGATCATCCCCGCGATCTCCTTTTTCACGTCATCATTCATCGCAATTTTGTTTTTGGTTTTCGCCTCCTCGGGCGTGGTGCCCGACTCGGTCTGAAAGGATTTCATCCGGCGCTCGAAGAGCCCCTCGGCGTTCGCGGCCGGCTCGCTTACGAGGTCGACGGAGTAAATCTCCGAGCAGCGCTGGAGCATCGTCTTCTTGTCGCCCGACATCTCGACGGGACCGGAGAACGCAATCGACAGCCCGAAGGTGTCGGGGATCTTCTCCGCGATCTCTAGCACGTACCCGCGATGCGGCGAGTTCTTGAGCAAGTTCAGATCGCCCAGGAGCTTTTTGCCCTCGATCCGCAGCCCGTCGACGTAGCCGATGATGTCGCCGGCGCCCGAGTTGTGATCGAGCTTCACTTTAAGCCCGCCCTCGTATTGCTCCGCCGCGGCCTTGACTTGCTGGAGCGTGCGCGCGTCGACCATCACGCCGTGGCCCAGCGCCGGCCCCTCGGAGATCAGCGAGACGCCGCGGATCACGCCTGCTTCGGCGTCGATCTTCCCGGCAGCTACGGCAAAAGTAATGGTGGGCGCGGCCATTGTAAAAGCCGCCGCCGTCAAATCATCCTTTGCTTTTAACGTCTAAAGTAGCGCGGCGCTTGTATGCAGTAACGCGGACCACCTTCTTCGTAATCTCATCCCACACCGGGAATTGCGCGACCTCGACGGTCTTGGCGCGGATCGCTGGCCCGAGGAGCACGCGCACGTTGTCGACGCTGCACTCTAGCTGCTCGGCCACTTTGTCGCGAGAGTCCCAGCCGGCAGGCAGCACGTAGGTTTTCCGGTTCTGCGCTTCGACTAGGGATTTCCAGTTCACAGCTTAAGGAGCGCCGCGAAGTGCGACTCGCCCTCGATGATGGGAATGTTGAGATGCAGGAAGGCGCCGCTCGTCGCGACCAGCTGCACCGCGTAGCCGTGCGACCAGTCGGTCGGCGCCGTGTGCTGCCATAGCGGCTGAAGCTGGCAGAGGCAGCCAGGGTTCCACGCGCCGACGATGCCGGTCGCGATGCGGCGAACGATGTTCGATTGCGCGCGGTGCGTGTGGCCGAAGACGCAGTTGCCGGCGATCTTGTCGACCGTCGCGCCGACCGCGTTCTTGGCCGTAGAGACGCCGTGAAAGAAGAAGCACTTCCCGCGCTTGATCACGCCGGGGACCGGAAGGCCGTCGTAGAACTCGCCTTGGCGGTAGTAGGAGATCTCGCGCTCCTTGAGCTTCAGCCGGAACTCGGGAGCGAGCAGCCGGCGAAGCCCCTCGGCGTCCTTCTTGTGGCGCAGCACTTGCGTCACGCACCACGTTTCCACGCGCCGCTCGTGGTTGCCCTCGAGATACTCGATCTTAGCGCGAGGCGCCGCGGCCCGCAGCTGGTCGAGGAAAAGCGCGGAGGCGGCGAGATCCTCCTCGTAAGTGTAATCCGTCTCGGCGACGTAGCCCATCACGTGGTGCTGCGCGAGGAATCCGCCGCAGTCTACGTGATCGCCGAGGAGGATGATCTCCTGCGGGTCGAGCGCGCGGATGTCGGCTAGCATCGCGGCGACGGCCTTGGGATCCACGAGCGAGCCGTGCGTGTCGGGAATGACGACGCGGACGATGTCCGAGCCGGTGCGCTTACGCGGCGAGACGGACGGCGCCGGCTTGGCCTTGCGCGCCTTGGTCGCGTTTTCAAGCGCGGCCCGCGCCACATCCAGCTCTTTCCGCAGGCCCGCGATCTCGGCCTCGTAGAGCTTGCGGGACTCGTCCCGCTGAACTGCGGACCAGTCAGTCACGCCGCCCCTCCTGCGCGTCGGACGCTGCGGCGTCCTCGGCGCGCGCCTTCTTTATCTCGCGATTCCAGCGCCAAAAGATGAACGCTAGCGAGGCAATGCCGGTCACGATACCGAGCAGCGAGTTAATCTGGCCCGCGGTCACGGTGGCGACCGGCGGAGTGATAGCGGCGACGAAGTCGGCTGGCTTGATCATTTGAGCTTGGCGCGGTAGGCGGCGCGATCACCGAACCACCAGCCGACGCAATTGAACGCGGCGAACGTGACCTGCTCGGTCATCGACGCGCGGGAAGGCTCGGCCGCGTAGAACCAGATCACGGTCGCGATCAGCACGAGCGAGATGGTCAGGAACGGACGGAACAGCGTCACGACGTCGGCGACCCAAGGGTGGACGTTGGCCGGCACCGTCGCAGACTGCTGGCTCGCCTCAAACGCTTTCCACGCGGCCTCGTCCTGGCGGATCGACGCGAGCACCTTCGCCTCTTCCAGCTTCCTCCCGTGCTCTCGGCCGGCGCGGAATTCCTCGAAGAATCCGTTTCCGATGCGGAGGATGACGCCGAGGGCGCCACCACCGAGAGCAGATGAGAGGAAGTCGAGCATCACGCGGAAGGCTTCAATTTAATCGCGTCCGCCAAAACTTGCACCGACTGGCGCAGGAGATCGTGCTCCTGCGCGGTGCCTCGATAAGCGGCGGCGACGTGCGCGAGATTCTGAAGAGCTTGCTCAGGCGAGATGGTGTTTTGTTCCATAGCGTCAGAGCGGCCCGTCAAATCACAGCGGAGTCAGGCCAGCGTTCTGGGCCAGCACCTCGTAGAAGCCAACGTCGTCAGTCCAGGCGGCGGTCTGCGCCTCGGTGGCGTTGACTAGCTGGGAGGCGACTTCCGCACCGGCAGCGTCAAGGAGCTGGCAGTCGGCAACGGCGGGACCGTTCTGGTAATTCACGTAACGCGGAGCGAATTGAGTGGCAGTCTTGGTGCCGGTCGGGGTCCAGACGGAAACGGGGGAGATGGCGATGACGTTATTCATAGGGAAATATTAGTTGTTCGTCGTCTTGGCGTGGATGTAGTAGATCGTGCCGCCAATATCGACTTCGATGGTACGATTGGGCGAGGTCGGGGAAACGCTGGCAACGGTGCCAAGCTTCCACGCGGCGGCAGTTCCGCCAGTAGGCGCGGCGGTAGTAAGCGAGCTCGCAATCGTGGTGCCTTGCCCAGCTTTCGGCGTGATGGTTAACGCACCTTCAAAGTTGCTCGTAAGCGTTACGAGGTTTTGAGTGCCGGAATTGCGGCCAGCCAAATAAAGAACGGCATTGGCGCTGCCCGAGCCTGCATCGACTACCAGATCGACTGCGCTTTGGATGCGAGCACCCGCATAGATCGCCCCCGCCACCCCCACGCCCCCGCTCACCACCAGCGCGCCGGAGGAGGTGCCCGTGGAGGCGGTAGAAGAGAGCACGCTAACGACGGAAGTGCTGCGAGCGATCTTTATGGCATCCGCCGACGTGCCGTAATTGTAGAGATGGAAATCGCTGTCGGTCGTATTCCGAAGTCCGAAAGCAAAATCATACGTCGCGCCAGTTGTGAGCTGGAACAGAGCGTTATTCGTGTTTGCCGTGCGGGTGAGCGTAGAACTCGGGTCAGCCTTAACAACAAAGACATCGCCCCCCGCATAGATCGCCCCCGCCACCCCCACGCCCCCGCTCACCACCAAGGCTCCAGAGGAGGTGGTCGTGGAGGCGGTGGTCTGGTTAATCTGCACCACACCAGCAGCCGTTGCGGTCAGCAAAGACCGGGAGTTGGCAATATCGTAAATTGAAAACGAAGTCTCGCCTGCTCCGCCCAAAATACCCGAAAGCCACCGCGTGGTGCCGTCATCTGAGACAAATCTCCAGTTGCCGCCAGTTCCAGTACCGGACTTTCCAATGGTACCAACATTGCTACTGACTACCAATGTGGCATTTAAAGTAGTTCCTCCATTCACCGTCAGCGTCCCCGTCACCGTGGCGTTGCCGCCGCTAACCGTGACGGCGTTGCTCCAGGATGCCGTGCTGCCGTTGGTCGTCAGCAAGCGCCCGCTGTTGCTCGTCTGGCTCGGCAGCCCCGCGACCGGCTGCGCGCCCCAGCTGACGGCGCCGCTGCCATCAGTCAGCAGCATATACTGCGTGGAGCCCGCTTGATCTGGCAGCAGCGCGTTAAGCGCCGCAGCGCGCGTCGTCTGGCCCGTTCCGCCTTGATTGATCTGCGCCACGCCGGCGAGCGAGCCGAAGTCGCCCACGCCTCCCGCGCCGCCACCGCCCCGGCTGGCGAGCGTCTGCCATTGGTTGGAGTTCTTTGAAGGCTTCTCGGTCACGCCGTCGACGGTCGCGATATAGCTGGAGCCGAGCCACGAGACGACGTCGAGGCGGTTGTAGGTCTCGCCATCGATGAACGTGCCGCGCGGATTCAGCGACGCGCCCGCCGCGCCGGCCGGCCCAGGGATCAGCTGAAGCTTCTTCGCCTCCTCCTTCGCCGCGAACTCGACCCGCTCCAGTTGCTGGCCGAACTGGGTCACGAGCGAGCCAAGCTGCGATTGCAGCGCCACGATCTCGGAGCGCAGCGCCTCCGCATCCGCGCCCGCCTTGGCCGCGTTGGTCTCGTCGGCCTTCTTGAGCTCGAGCGCGATCACGCCCACTTGCTCGTCGACCGCCTTCCGCATCTCCTCCACGCGAGCGGAGAGCGCGCCCAGGTTGTTGTCGAGCACGTGGAATTGCAGCGCCTTGATGCCGGAGAGCGCCGCGGAGAGCGCGTTCGTCGCGGCCTCGAGCGGCTTCGCGTGCGTCGAGAACTCGCCCTCCAGCTTCTCGGTGCGCGTCTTCACCTCGCCGAGCGTCTCGGCAAGCAGGATGAGTTCGTCAGAGTAAATGCTTTCCAGTTGGCTGCTCATTGGGAGAGTTTCTTTTCGATGGCGGCGATGCGAGCCTCTAGTGCGGCGGCGTCAAGAGAGCGCAAACCGTCAAGGCTCGCGGCGAGCGCCTTGTCGGCGGCGTTGAGCGAGATGGATTGCGTCGCGAACTGCTGCTCCATCCGGTCGAGCCGCGCGATCAGGTCGCCGGCCATTTGCGCGAGTGCGAGGAGTTGGTCGGTCGTCTTCACGTTAATCTTTCGGGGAGCGAGGACGCGAACCGGAATTGCCCCCCTGCGTGGGGGTCGTCACAACCACACTCGCCACGACGTTCTTGGGCGCGATCACCGGCACGACGACGTTGATCGTCAGCGCGTTTGATTCGGCGTTGCCGGCCGAGTTGGTGGCCTTGGCCCGATAGGTGCCGGAATCGGTGGTCGCGGCAGAGGCGATGGTGTAGCTGGCATTCGTGGCGCCGGCAATCGCCACCCCGTTCTTCAGCCATTGCCAAGTAAGCGGCGGCGTGCCCTCAGCCGTGGCCGAGAACGCCATCTGTTGTCCGACATTGACGGTCAGCAAATCGCTCGTCTGAGCGGAGGCGGTAACAGCGAG